TAAAATTACTTCCTGCATACAAAGACAAATCATAAGTCATTGTTTTCCAAGTATTATTAGATCCATTAAAATATGTTTCCCCATTAATATCCGCTATAGGTATTCCATTTATTGTAACTCTAAACCAAGAGTAAGTTACATTATAAGTATAAGTTTGTTTCTTATCAAAAGTTAAAGTTACGTTAGGTTTTGTAGCTGCACATATCTCTCTACTAATTTGAGCTATATGATTAGGTGAAGACGAAAAAGCATCTGGTCCACTATTATAAGGATTGTACCAATAAGAAGATGTATTTCCTTGCATATGCGCACCATAAAGACTTGCATTAGCTCCTGTTGCGTCTACTGCAATATTAGATCCACTATTTGTAGTAGCCACCATAGAGGTGGTTCCAGTTTCAAAGTCTTGTGAGTAATCTAAAGCAGCACATGGCGTAGCTAAAGGACATGCAGCATTACCAACTGCACTTGTTCCCCATATACCCATGGAGATAATACTTCCTCCCCCATCTTTTACATCCCAGGATATTTCTGAATCCCAAGAACCTGAAATCCAATCTAATTTAATTAAATCACCATCAGTGGCTGGAAATTGAATTGTTTCTGAAGATCCTGATAGTAAATCACATTGTCCTACTATCATTCCATTTACTGTTATGGTTGCACTTGCTCCATTCCATCCATCTCCGTATGAATCGTAACCAGTAAACGTATGAGTACATTGTGGGAAATAAATCCCTACAAATAAACTTAATATAAATCCTAATATTATCTTTCTCATCGTTACCTCCTTTTTTTATTATTATTATTTTCTTTTATTATTATTGTCTGTGCCTTCTGTTTAGGTGCATTCTTTATTTCCTCTAAACTCTTTCTAACATGTGTAGAGTTATGATGAAGTTCTGCATCCAAATCCCAATACCATTCGTATAATTCATCTACTTCGTCTTCTAAATCATTAATATGTTCTGTGAAAAACTCCTGTTTAAGATCATATTCTATACGATCTATAACTGCAGGTGGCATTTCTTTAGCTTCTTCTATATCAGATTGCAACGTGTAATACATACCCACAAATGTAGTAGTTAATACTATTAAACTTATAATAGTTTTTAAATCAAATTTTAACTCCGTGTTTTCGTTAATTTTCATTGTTTTATACTACTTAAATGTTGTTGTTTTAAATGAAGAATCTTTAAAACCTCCTTTTGTAGATTTATATCCTCCTTTTTTTTCTTCTCTTTTTTTCTTTATCTCTTCTTTAGTAGCTCCTTCTTCTTTCATTTTAACGTCCCATGGTTTATCTATTTTTAAAGGTATATATTGATTGTTATTTTCTTTTTGAGATTTTAATATTTCTTTTACTCTCGATTCTTCATTTTTAAGTTTCTTTATTTCTTTTTCATTATATCCATATTGTTTTAAAATAGACTTTTGTTGCCACGCATTATAACCCGAAGGATCTTCTTTTAATTCTTTTTTCTCTTCTGCAACTTCTTGTTTAGTAGTTTTTAGTTGCCACTCAGGCCATCCTAAAACCATAGCAACAGATTGCCAAGCTTCAGCTTCATCAGCGAAAGCATTTTTAAGATTATTAATTTTACTAAACAATCTATCAACTGGAAGATTAGTTGTAGCAGTTATAACCTTAGCCATAGATTCATAAGCAGGATTATCTAAACTAAAACCTTTTTCAAATACTTCTGCTCTTCTTTTCTTAGAATCAAATGGCCATGCTGCAGATTTTAATTTACCAAGTTTACTTTTAATAGCAGGAGAAAATTCTAATAATTTAATCCAAGCATCTGAATATTCTGGTCGTCCTCTTTTAGACCTGTCATAAATATCTAATCCTAAGTTTTTCAATACTGAAGCAGTAACCCCTGCCATACCTAAACCTCTTAAACTAGAATCTAACATTCCATTTAAACCTTCGTATAATTTCTCTTCTTCTTTATCATCAATCTTATCATCACCAAAACCTAAAGCAAATAATCCTTGTTGCAATGCATTGAATATCATATTTTGCAAAAACATATAATAAGCTACTTTACCTGCATTAGTTTTCATATCTCCTCTACCATTAGCAATATCTTGAATAGCTCGCTTTTGTATTCTAGCATACTGCATAGGAGTATTGACGAATTGTAATACAACTCTTCCTAAGTCACTAGATTGTTGTTGAGATATTTTAGATGGATTAGAAGATTGTTGAGAAATTTCCGCATTCTTTCTAAATTCTTCCATTGCTATTTTCTTAGCTTCAACTTCAGTTTTACCTTCGTTTTTCATAAGATCTATTATCCTATTTCTATAAAACGTAGCACCACCAGAAGCTATAGCAAAACTATCTGCAAATTTAGTAGGTAAATATCCTTTTTCAAGTATATAATTTAATACAGCTTTAGCTTTATTTTTAGAAGTTTTTGCAGCATTAGATATCTCAGATTCACTTATATTTAATTTTAATCCTTGTCTTCTATCTTTCAAATAATCCGAATTCATTAATTCAGTAAAATCTTTCCAATATTGAGGTTGATTAGCAAATGCTTTACCAGCTCTATAAGGATTATTAAAACTCCAATTAATAAAGTTAGCTGCTGAGATGGTTTGAAGTACTGCTGATCTAGTATTAAAAAACATTATAGCACCAGTAGAATTATTAATATAATCTAATACTTGATTACTAAGTTTATTACCTCCTGCAGTTCTATTGCTACCAGATTTCATTCTAGTAAGCATATTCTCCATTGCTTCTCTATACTTTTCACCATAAACCGCTTCTAGTTTGTTGAGGTTTTCTTTAGAAAAGATTACATCTACATTTTGTTTCCAAGGTTCTAAGTATTTACTTCGCTTAGTAGTGTTAAGAATATCAATTAAATCAGTTGTTATAGTTCCTACAGACCATTCTTTTTTAGGAGTAGAATATCCATCCCCTTTTGTTATAGAAAGAATTTGATCAGCAAAAGATTTTAATCTAAAATTCTTTTCTACAATATCATTTAATTCTTTAAAATCAGCTTTTGATAAACCAGGTATTTCTTTACCTGTTGTATTCCATAAATATACTCTAACTGCTTGCTCATGAGTAAATCCTGATTTAGTAGTTTTCTTAAGATCTTTAGGAACATCTAATTTGTTTTTAAGATCTTTAAAGTCACTCATTAAATTAACTCTATCAGTAGATAAATTTTCCATTGCTCTACTATATGGAGTAAGTAAATTATCTTCATAAAACTTTAAATGATTTTCTCCTTGTTTACCTTTTCCTAATGTAGCATATAATAACCCTAAAAAATCTTCTGCTGATGGAGGAATAAAGAATCTTTGTCTTCTAGCTTTTTCTCCTCGTATTTGAGCTTTAACATCAGAAAATACTTTAAATCTATCTACTCCTGCACTTTCTTCTATTATCTTATTAAATCCTTCATTAAGAGTATTACTCTTTTGCATTATAGCTTGTTGAACTTTTCCTTTTATATCTATTACATTTAATACTTTTTTGACTGGTTTAGATTGTTTACTAAATTTATCTTTAGATTTTTCTATTTCAACTGTTGTTTCTTGAGGTGTCTTTTTATATTTTAATCCTATTTCAAACCCTGGTTTCCCAATGTGAAATATGTTGTGTTGTGAATTAAAACTTTGATTCCAACCTAATTTATCAGCCCACAAATTAGTTAAAGTTTTATAAAGTCTCGTTCTACTTTTTTCTTTAGATGAAAAATTTAAAACATTAACATCTTTCCTTTTAGCTAAATCAAAAACTGCATTTGATACTATACTTAAAACTTGCGACGCATTACCATCCCCCGTTATAGCTTGACTTCTTTTCCCATCTTTTAAATTAGTAAATCCTAAATCCCATGATCCTCTTTTTTTGTCACTTAGTAAATCTAAGTATATTTCATACGGAACGCCTTTCACTTCAAACTTAGCTTTCATACTAGACATTGCACGACCTTCATCTGTGATTTTAGTACTTTCTTTCCAATCAAGATCACGTTTAGTTGTCATACTAAATTGGGTTCCACTTTCTCCTGGTAATTTATCTATTTCAAATTGAACAGCATCTTTCGCTTGTTGAACTTTTGCTTTTACCTCTAAAGGACTTAATGCTTTTTTAACTGCTTCTACATTAGGTAAATGATCATCAGCAAAATAAAAATCATTATAACCTTCTGCTGCTTTTCCTACAACCCAATCTGATTTAGCTAAAGGAGAACTATCACCTAATCCTGTAATATGATCTAATGGAATTTCAACACCCATTCTATTTAAAAACTCTTTAATAGCAGGAGCAGCAGCTCCACTTCTTGCTGTAAGAATAAACATATCTCTATCTCCTGCAGCTTCTTTCATTCTTTTAAATAATTCAAATAAAGGTCCTTTCTTTCCTTCCACAACTTTATTGAATTCAGAGAAATCAAAAGTAACTCCTTTTTCTTTTAATTCTTCTCCACGAGCAGCAAATTCTTCAGGTGTTAATTTACCTTTTTCTCCATCTATAGTTTCATATAATACTTTACTCTTACTTTTAGCAATCGTATCGTCAAAATCAAATACTCTAGCTTTTTTAATTTCTTTTTTGAGTTTTCTACCTTCTGCTAAAGCTTTATCAAAAGTATTAGATTTTTGTACTAATATTTCATTAGGAGCTTTTTCTGATACTTTAAATATGTTATCTATTTTTTCTAATTCTTTTTTAGAGTTTAAAGTAGCATTTCTTTTAGCATTAAGCATGTCTAAATCTATAGCTAAATGTTCTCTTAATTTTGTTATAGTATTATAATTTGGATTTCTTCGTGACCATTCTCCAATAAGTTCTTGTTGTTTAGCTATAATCTCAGGATTTAAAACATCTTTACCAAAATGTTTTTCACCTATTCCTAATGTATCTGCTAAACTTTCAATTTCTCCAGTTTTTCTATTAAGTAACATTATATTATTAGGATTAAATCCTAACTCTCCATCTGCTCCTTTAATTTTATTTATTTCTTTATTAAAATATCTAGACCATACTGACCAAGCTTCTTTCACGTTTCCTGTTTCTAAAGCTTTATTCCAACTTTCCCAAAATCCTTTAGGCATACTAGATTGTAAACCTATTTCAGTTAGTTTATTATCACTCCCATGACTAATTAATATTTGAAAGTAATTTTCACTTAATAATTCTTTAGCAGTATTAAGTATATTACGATTTTTCTTAGCTATAGATTCCAATATAGCTTTAGTCATAAATTCACCGGCTTGATTTTGAACTAAAGCATGTTCTCCTACCCCTTTCCCTTTTTTCTTAGGATCCATCATCACCTTATCCGCCCAGTTCACGTGTTTACCTATTACTTGTGAAAAGTTCCTCCAAAAATGACTACTAGTAACTGATGCATTTTTCATCATAGCAAGAAATCCACTTAATTGATCTGGGTTTTCTTTTAACATTTTAAATGATTGATCTATGAATAAATCTAATCCTTTATAACTTTTATTTACTTTATCTATAAATTTCTTTTTACTACCATTACTTGTGAAAGGACTAGTCTTCATAACATCTAATCCTGATGAAGCCATTCCTGGGTTTATAGTTTCTTGAATTTCTTGTGATACTCTATCTTCATGAGATAAAAATAGTTTTCTAACTTCTGCTAATGTCCGAGTATCCATCCACATGCCTTTGCCAGATGCAGTTCCTGCCCATACTGAGCTCAGTAAAACATTTTTACCATAATATCGAGGTAAAATATTAGTAGTAAAATTAATTAACATTTCTTGTCCTTCAGGATCTCTAACAATACCTTCTTTGCTTATTTCTTTAGGTATTATTAAATTTAATCCTGGATTTTCTTTAACTAATGATTTAATGGCATTAGCCATTCCTTTCATATCTCCTAGAAAATACCCCTTTTCTATTTCTTTAAGTAATCTAGCATTTGCTATTTCCTTTAACTTTTCTTGTTCTATTTTCTCTTCTGTTGCAGATCTTTGAACTTCAGATTTAGCAACTTGTTCTCTAAATTGTTTAGCATAATCTTTAGGTAATTCTCTTCCTTTAAGATCATAACTGTCTTTTAGTTGTTTATCTATTTTACTTTCAGTACCTAAGTTCTTTTGTAAATAATCAACAACTCCTTTAGCACTTATTTGACCTGCTAATCCTTCTTTTCTTCCTTGAGATTTAAAAGCTTTTTTAAATGCTTCAATATTAGCTTTATTTTTAAAATCAAAATTTGGATTTAATCTTATTCTTTTTAAACCTGAAGTAATACCTGTTTTCGCAGCTTTAGTTCCTACAGTTTTTTTACCTTGCCAGTTTGAAGTATAACCTTGACCAATATCTTTTTGAATCATATTTTTAGGTAAGATCACGGCATCTATAGCTTGCTTTAAAGTTAATCCTTTTTTAACTCCACTGGTGATTTTTCTTTCTATTAATCCAGAAAAATATGAGGGTGGTAAATTTTTAACTATTTTTTCAAAGTTTTTATCTAGATAATCTATGTAATCTTTTCTAGTACCCATAGATTGAGCTACTTCTTCTTTATATTTTCTTGATGTAGCTATTTGAGCTTTTAATTTACTAAGAAAGGGAGGAATGGTTTGATTAGGACCAGGAGGAGTTGAAATTTCGGGCAACTTTCTATAATCTACTTTTTCTGCAGCTTCTTCAATATATTCTTCACTAGATGTTTCACCTTTTATTTTATCAACTATAACTTTAGGCATTCCTACTTTAGAAGCAACAGTTTCTTTAGGTTTATCTTTTTCTGCTTTAGCTTTTCTTTCTTTTGCTAAAACAATATCTGCTAACTCAGATGGATCAAGATCTTTAGATTCAGGTTCAGGCATTTTTCTTCCTTCTACTTGAATATCTCTAGATACAGTAGGAACTGTTTTTTTAGCTCTTCCTGTAACTGTACCAACTTTTGCACCTACATACGAATTAAGATATCCAAATAAATTTTTATTTAATGTAGGGTCAAAATTTTCTAAATGTCTTTTTAACTCTGCTCTACTATCTTCTAAAATATTTTCTCTAGTTTCTGTGTATATTTTTTTACCTGGAAATATTTTTTTACCAATTAATAAATCAAATGATCCACCATCAATTAGATTTTTTGCAATTTTATGAGCTCTACTTCCTAACCATTCTTTTTTAGGCATAGTATAATAACCTTCTTCAGTTCTTTCTCCAACTTGTTCATTTAAAGTATCTTGATTCTTTTTATTTTCTAAATCTATAGTAACAGACTTTTGAGTTCCTTCCATTTGTGGAGCTTTTTTCAAAGCTTCTACGAGCATTTCTCCTTTTTCACCAACTCCAGCTTTTCCTTTACCAGCAGCTTCAGCAAATGCTTTTAGGTTTTCATATACTTCTTTTGGATTTTCAAAGTTTAAATCTAAACTATAGTCTTTACCTTTTTTATATTTATTAAGAAAATCTTTTACTTTACCAAAAAAATTACCTTCGTACTTTAAAGCTCCACTACCTGTAATATCTAAAAATACATTCATCCATTCTACTGTATTTGGATTTTCTTTATAATCTTTTACATTTTGTCTTCCTAATAGTCTTTCTTCTATAAGACGATAAGTTTTCTCTGGTAATATCTTTTTGAACTCTTCTACAAAGGAATCTTTTTCTGCTTGAGTCTTTCCTTTAAGCATTCTATTAACAACTGGATGACCTACTTCATGTACTCCTAATGTAAAGAATTCTGGAGCTTTTTTAGGATTATATCTAAATACACCTCCACCAATCTCTGCTTCACCTTCTAATGTTTTATCTTCTATTATTTTAAAACCTGCTTCTTTAGCTCTTTCTATTAAGGGTTTAGAAATCTTTTCAAACTTCTTTGATTCTTTTAATTCTTTAGTATATGTATCAGTTATACTTTCAATCTTTTTATTAGAATCTTCAATAGTTTTTTCAAGTCCACTAATTTGCTCGTCATAAATAGATTGAGTTATTTTTTTATCTTTTAAAGCTTCAGTTGCATTTAATAAATCGCGTTCGGCATTTAATTGTTTTAATCTTTCTTTAAAATAATTTATACGTGCTTTTCCTCTTAACCCTCCTTGTGATGCTACTGTTAAGTTAGCTTCCATACTTAAATCTGCTGCTAATTCTCTATACGCCATTATTCTATTAGCTAAAGCAGATTGATCTGGTTTAGATAACTTATTATTCGGATCTCTAACTAATAATCTAGTAAGTTGAGTACTAGGAGTATTTGCTAATCCTTCAATATTCTCTGCTGTCAATTCTCTTCCATAAGCTAAATTCATACTTTCAACATACTGATCAGCCCATATTTGTTTACCTCCCTCAGTAGCTTTTATAGTGTTTTTAATATCTAAATATTGACGATGTTCTATCATGCTTCTTCGTGCAGCTGTAAGTTCTCTAAGTTTTTCAAACTTCTCATCTTTAGATAGTTCTGAATCTATAACTTCTTTTCTTTTTTCTTTAAATTGTTTATTAATTTTGTCTTCTGTAAGAATATAATCACCTTTTTCATTTTTATCCATGTAGTTAGATTCTAAACCTAAAGCTTTAGCAGCTTTTTGAGTAAATCTAGTTTTCTTTCCTAATGCTAATATATCAGCTTCAACAGCTCTATAAGGTTCTCTTACTATATTTAAAGGTGCTTTAGAATTTTGAAGAGCAAATAATGTTGCCCAAGTACTAGCCAATTTATCCCAATCACTAGCTTCTTCCCATATTTCTCTCATTCCCTTATCAGTCGTAAGGATATTTTCTGTTATCTCACCTGCGATCATTACTCCCGTACCTATAGCAGGTTGAATTAATTGTTTAGCTAATAAATTAGCAGTTTGAGAACCACCAATAGCAGTAATTAATCTATTTACAGTTTTGTTTCCCGTAGTCCATATACTTGTAACTCCTGCAGGACTAAAATATTTAGCCACAGATCCCATAGCTCCTGCTCCAACTGCCCAAGTTAAGCTCATATCTTCTCCACCTGTGATAGGTGCTATTAATACATTTCGTGCTTGTATAGCAGCAGCTTCTTCTATTATACTCGCACTTACAGTAGCAGCAGCTCTTATAATACGTGGTTTACCGGCAGCAGATTCTCTAACAAAATTACCTAACTTCTTTATATTTTTCTTTCCTATAACTTTTCTAGCTACAGCAAACTCTGCCATAACTTGTCCTATTTCTACTATAGTTTCTAACGTTTGTTCACTAATATCTTTATCTAAAACATAACGTTCAGTTTCGGTATCCCAAGCAAAATCAACTTTATTAGCTAAATCTTGAGTGATAGAAATTCCTACTTCATCTTGAGTAAAACTAACAAATTCTCTTCCTAATTCACGTGCTGTTTCTACATCTGTAGGACTAAATTTTTCAGCTATTTGAGCTCCAAATCCCTTTATATCTTCTACAAATCCTGATCCAATATTCGTAGTTGGATCCATATTTAATTGCATTGCTCGAGTTACAACATTGTATTGTTTAAGTAAATTATTAAATTGATTAGTTAAAATACTTCCTCCAGGCAAATATTTTAATTCAGGGAGAATAATTCCTTCATTTCCAACTTGATTTATTATTTTTAAATTATCTTCTAATGCTATATAATTATCCTTTTCTAAATAACCACTTATATCAAATGTAGAACCAAATCCTCCTTCTCTCATAGCATCTAACCAATTCATTCCTCTTCCTATTACTTTAGGATCTTTAGAAATTTCTTTAGATAAATATATTAATTTATTAGCTAATGCGCGTTTAGCATTCAACATTGATTGTTCATCACTTAGTCCCCATTGTTGAGAAGCTTCATCATCCAAATTAGAATTAGCTTTTTCATCTGCTGGTGTTGCATCTTTTTTTGAAATAAAAGATCCATCTTCACTAAAAATTCTTTTAACTCCACCTAATTTCTTCCATTCTTCTATCCATTTGTTTTTTGCTTCTTTTATTTCAGTAGGAGTTCCTGTTTTTAAAGCCTCTTGATATTGATTTTCAAATTTAATTACTGATAGTTCATCATTTGTTAATCTTCCTTCATCAGCTTTTTTTTGTTTTTCTTTTACAATTTCAAATGCTTTTAAAACATCATTTTTAGTTATTTCTTTAGAATCATAATCTATATATGGTTGTAATTTTCCATTATTCCATTGATATCTAATAGGACTATTTATTTGATTTAATTCTTTATTTATCAAATCAGCATCTGTTTGAGCTGCCCCTTGTATTAATTGTTTGTCACTTACAGTTAATTCTTTTGGATCATAACCAAACCAACTGTAATCGGCAGCAGCTTCTTGACCAGCTAATGTTCTCGGAACATCAAGTAAAGTCATAATTGTATTACCTATCCAATCTCCTACTTGCTCAAAAGCGTCATGCGGATGTTTTTCTGGAGAACGCTCGGTAAAAATATCTCCATATTTAAGCGTTAATTCATCTACTTCTACTCCTGTTTCTTTTGGTGTTACAAATATCTTATTAGTAGTAGCATCTCTTAATCCTTCAATAAAATCTTCTTGTCGTTGTATTTGAGTTTTTTCTAACGGTACATTAAAATTTAAACCTAATTGATCTTTTATCGTTAAAGGTTTTACCTCACTAACTCCTGTTTTAGCTTCTTCTATTTCTTCTGGTAATGCTTCTCTATCTGGTTTTAATTTCCATTGTTCATATGCAGCTCTCTCTTGGTTCATCATAGGAAGAGATTCGTAGTAATCACTAGAATATATAGGTTCCCACTCTTCTACTTCTGTATCTACAGTTACATCATCAGTAACCACTTCATCTGTGAACCCCATACCTCCGAAATAATCTGTAGTTTGCTCAGGTTGTTCAGTGACAGTCTCTTGTGTAGTTAATTGAACATTTCTACCAAACATTTCAAATGGATCACTAGTATCTACTGAGAAACTAAACGCTTCAAAAGGGTCTTCACGTGGATCTTCTGGAAATTCACTCATATATTATATTTTATGATTTAGTTTTAATTTTACCATCAATAAACATTTTACTACCTTTAGGTAAATTATTCCATATATCTTTCTTAAGTCTTTCATTAATCCTTGCCATAGCATCTTTATTTGTAAGTACTAAATCACTTATACCAGCCCAATCAATTTTAGTACCACCACCTTGTCCAGGGTTATCAATTCTATATTTTTTACCATCTATCTCATTACCTGTTACTGCTGATCTTATAAGTTGACGAACTTCTTTTGGTAATTGAGCTACATCAATTCCATAATTATTGAATTTCTTATTAGCTGCTTTAAACCAAGTTGCATTTCTAACATTAGGATTAATATCGTCTACTACCACTGTCTCTTCTTCTGTAATATCAAATGGAGAAGTATATATTAACTCATCACTTTCTACTGCAAATGTTCCTGTTTCTGCTATATTCTTAAATTCTTCTTTTTCTTCTGCTGTGAAGTTTTCAAACTTATCGGCTTTCAATAACTCAGTCAACATTTGGTCTTCAGTATTTATTTCAACTTTTAAGAATTCATCGTCATCAGTTATTTTTCCAATAACTCCACCTTCTACTCTAAATTCGGTAACACCTAAAATATTATTTAATTTATTTACTATTTCATCAGGTTGCATATTTTCAATACCTAAATTACCAAATTCTCTATCTTGAATAGTTCCACCAAATGCTTTTTGAGCTTCAACCCAAGTTTCTTCAAATGCTTTATATTTCTTGGTTTTATCTTTATTAGCTTGAATAGCTTTTAATTGCTTATCGAGTTTATCTTGTTGTTGCTTATCTCTATATTTCTTTTGCTCCCACCATAATCTTTTATCCGCAGCAGTAGGTGCCTTCTTTTCTTTTGGCCCTTTTAAGAAGTTTGGTAAAGCATCTAATACTTTTTCTTGCATAGCAGTAGTATAAGCAGTCTCATCAAAATCTCCTGTATTACCTAATCTCCTCCAATATCCAGATCTTTTACTTAAAGCATCTGGTCCTGTTACAAAAGCATCTTCTACTATAGTTTCAAAAATAGGTTTTCCTGTAGGATCATTAGGATTTGTATATGTTTTTAATGCTTCTATATCTACAATAGTATTCCCTGCAGAATCGGTAGTAGTTAAATCTTCATTATATATAATACTTCCATCTGCAGCTTTTTCATATATAATACTAGCTAAATCATTAGCTACAGGTTGTACATCTATCTCTTCCACTGTATTCCAAAATCCTCCACTTTGTATAGATTTATTTCTATAATCAGTCATATCTATAGTAGTGCTTTCTCCTAAAATAGCGTTTCCATCAGCACCTACTTTAGCAACTGTAAATCTCCAATTACCATTTGGATCTCTAGTGATATGCATGTCTTGGTCATTGCTATCCATAGCATTCATACCAAAAATTAAATTATCATTAAAACCTGGTACTATAGCCCCAACTTCCCCTGGATTTAATTGTTTAGCTTTATCATACTCTTGTTTAGCCAACATCATGCTACTCAAATCCTGCCTCAGTAACTGCATAGAACCAATTGCTTTATCTAATTGTATAGTACGTTCTCTTTGGGTTGCCTCTGGATGATCTTCTAACCATTTACCATATCCATCTCCAATGTCTGTTAATGCAGTTACAACTTCTTCATGTACAACATTTCTATCTTTACCTGTTACATATCCACCAAACTCTCTTTCTTTAGCTGTTGTTTTAAGATATTCTTCAGTAAATAAATCTCCAAACTTTTGATTTTGTTGTTTTAAAATATCTTCAGCTTGTTGTTTCCTAGCTTGTTGTGCTTGAACAACTCCACCAATACCAGCATTTAAAGCAGTTAAAATATTACCTACATTTTGGTATCTATAATCGATAACTCCTTGTGGATTTTCATAAGCACCATAAGCTTGTCTTTGCTGTCTCTGTGGTGATGGTCTATAATCATACCCACTATAATTTGTATTTCTTTTTGCCATTGTTATATATTATAATGTGATCTAGTAGCATTAATTAAACTTTGAATATAATCAGTAGACTTTCCAGCTCGTTGTAATCTTTTTCTTTCATCAATCATTCCTGTTAATCCTACTTTTTCCCATTGTGTATTTCCTTGTGGATTACCAAATGTACCTTGAGCTGTTTGATATAAATCTAACTCAGGAGATGCCAACGGTCCTAAATCTCCCATTGCTGGCATTAATCCTATTCCTGTAGTTGTAGACGCTAAATCATAAGCTTCTCCTCCATACGTGGGATTACCAGCTCTATCATATCCTGCAGGTGTAGCTCCTTGTGGGCCTATATTAGTTTTTGTTACATTAGTTATAGCACTTGGTTGATTTATGTTATCTGGTGCCATACTCATTTCTTGTCCAGCTACTCCTGGTAAATGCATTTTAGTTCCATCAGGCGCTTCTCCATATCCCCACATTCCTTCACCAGATGGATCAGTTACATCACCTAGTTTAGCATCCATCCCTCCTGTTCCACCTTTTTTCAATTTACTTAAGTCTGCACTTGCTAATGTAGTAGCAGCACCACCTATACCAGCCATTAATGCTGCTGTACCACCTTGTCTATCTGCTGCAGCTTGCATCTCTGCATTTCTTTGTAATGCTGCTGTTCTATTTAATCTTTGCATTTCCCTACCTTCTCTTCTACCCCATGAGGCAACTTCCTCACCAATTGCCATTTGTTCTAATTGCATTTTCTGAGCTTGAGCACTAGCTTCTCCTTGTGCTCTAAGTTTAGCATTTTGAGCTTCTTGATTTTCTATAGTAGCCCCCATTTTAGCTTTAGCTTGAGCTGCTGCTTGGGCTAATGCAGTTGCAGTACCACCTTTTGCCATACCACCACGTTGGATAGTATCCAAAGTATTTGCTAATGCTAAATCTGTTTGTTCTATTTGTAGATCTGCAGCTTTAGTAGCAACTTGAAGATTAGCATAAGGATTATTAACTTGACCTTTCATACGTCTAATATCTGCGGATTTATCTATAATTTCTTGGCGATTAGCTTCTAGTAACTTTAACCTTTTTGCTTCTTCATTTGCTTTAAACCTTTGTTCATTAGCAGATTTATTAGCACTCATCTTAGTTATAACACCAGTAGTTAATTGCACACCAGCCATGCCGATCATTGCCCAACTCATAATTATTTATTTATTATTTTTAACATATTCATTATATTCTTTCCAATTCAATGCTATATTTATTTTTGCTAACTCGTCTAAATCTTCTGTGTTAGTAGGATTAGAGTGGATAGTAGCTATTACACAATCTTCAATAGCGTAAACAACTCTTTTAATGCCACGTGGAGATATTACATAACATGGTCCTATAAATTCTTCAATACCATCTTCTGTTGAAGTAGCTAATATTCCTGATAATAGAGAAAATACATAACTATGTTTATGTATAGCAGAAAAAGCTAGTTGTCCTTGCTTCATCCTCATTTCTCTTATATATAATCCATCTGCAAATGTGTGTTTATATTCCCACAGATTTTCTGCATAAGTAATTTCTTTACCATTACCTACAATATTCTCTCCATCTGCTTTAGCTATAAGATTATCTTCTATTAACTTTATCTTGTCTTTATATGGTATAGCTAAGCTGGTATCAAATATTGTTTCTAGTTCGTTTACAACTGCTGATTTCATTTAATTTAATTTAATAAGAGGATACAGTATATCTTGTTGATACTGAGAATAATTCTTTTAATCCTCCAGGTTGTGTACTAGTATCTAATTGTATTTTACATGTACTTAAATATCCTTTAACTCCTGTTAATTGAGCTCCATATATTACTTCACCAGGTCTTGGAACACTTGATCCTACTAAATTAGATACGTATTTATTCTCTTTTCTATCAAAACCAGCTCTAAATATAGGTGGTGTTAATGCTGCAGGATAAATGTTTCCAGATGAATCGTATTGACCTTCTACATAACTTGCTACAGGATTTGCTGTGTCTTGATATTGGGAATATACTCCAGATATTGAATCCATACCTTCAAAATCAGAGGCAAACGAGTCTAATTCCCAACCATTACTACCTTCATAAGCTATTGTTTGGAATGTTTTAGTAATAGAAGGATTAGGATTAAAAATAAATGTTATACTAGATTCTGCAGGCGTAGTAGCACCATAGTATTTACCTCTATTATTGGTGGTTGTTTCATCGTAATGTTGGTAAATATTAGTATCTATAAAAGAATAATAATTATTCTTTAAACTATCTATAAAAGCAGGCATGTAAGTATAGAAACTAGGCCATCCCAAAATAGATTCTTCAAATGAAGTTGTTGAATATGTTGCTGGTGGCATATTACCATCTGAATCTCTACCCCATCTTGGTTTGGGTTGTAATGATACTGTATAATGCATATTATGACTATCCCAACCGCCTACGGCTTTACTCTGGGTATACCATACGAAAAATCCTTTAGTAAATGTCTCGAAATGTGTTGGGGAAAATGTTCCATCAAAAGTGATATCTACATAATCTCCATTCACTACGCAATTAGTTACTACCGCTCCACTAATTATTGGGGTTGATGCAGATGTTTCTAATAATGCTCCCATATGTATATCACAACAACTTATACCACTAAAAGTAATTGTATCTGTAGGACTTTCATATGTACCTACTACAGTACCTTTTACTTCATTTCGCTGCCAATCACTAGTAATAGTTGCTAATTGATCTCTAAAGTAATCTTTCATTCCATATCCAGATATCTCTGTAATACCGTCTTTAGATAATCTTATTACTGCTGATCTAAATCTATCAGTGAAATATTTTCTAAATCCATGAATAGCAAAACTTTCTGGATTAGTACTTATACCATATTCTCCAGCAAAAGGAATTGTTTGTCCTAGCACTGTATTAACATAATCCACAGCTCCTTGATCTCCAGAGTAAATAGTATTTTTATTTATTAATACTTTATTTACTTTATTTTCTTGGAATATTAATAAGTTAGTATCTTGCGTGTATAGTTTTTGAATAGTACCATCAAAAGGATCTAAATCTTTAATTATATTTTCTCCAGTTGAAAACACATTCGTTTCATTATAACCAGTTCTAGAATTTAATAAACCAGATATAATTAAACTTTGGGCTTTATCTATTTTATCAATATCTTCATTAACACTATATGCTCTTACACCTAATGACATAGTATTATTATTAAAACCTCCTTTAATAGTAGATTCTTCTATATACCATTGATATCTCCCTGTTTTAAAAGGATATATAACTCTATTCCATAAAGGATAAAGCGGTGCTCCACCACTATCTGTTTCTCCAAAAGGAAAATTAGGATAACCTGTTGGATTCCAAGTTACTCCAGGCCATACAGGAATAGCATTACCTCCAGTTGGAGTGCCAGTTGAAGATTGAACTGCTTTCTTTAGAGTTAAAGCGTTAAAGTATCTTACTTCTAAACTATATGCCATAATTTATAATCACTTATTTTGTATATTACTTACGTAACTGTAATAGTTAACGTCAAATTAGTTACTGCAAATGCTCCAGCTAGATCTTGAACAGTTACTACTATTGGATAATCACCTGCAGGAGTTCCTCCTTTTACCCACAAAATATTAGAACCATCAATAATAAAATTAGTAGTATCATCTATTGTAAAGGTTACTCCATCATATTGAGAAGGTAAATCTGCGCTACCGTTGGTAGCTACTAAAGTTGCAATTATTTGACTTGCACCACCATGACCAGATACACTACTTACACTAATAGCATCACCACTAGTTATTGGTACCGCTGGTGTTACGTTTGGACCTTGTACAAAAGTTGGATCCCATACTGGTTCTGAGTTGTTAATTACCGCAGCTGAATCTGATATAGTAACAAAATTACTATTTCCTGAAGCACCTTCTGTAAAGTTAATTTTAAAATTCCATGGGAAAGATAATATAGGGAATAACATTTGAGCATAGAAAGTACTATTAGTTCTTATTTTAAATGAACCATCTGGATTTTTTACTAATGTAAATAAAGCAGTGGAATAAGAATTACCAAAGAAATCTGTTACAGAATTTAACACTCCGCTATTAGCAGTATTTGTTAAATTAACTCCTAATCCATTTGTTGGGAAGAAATCTGTTGTAATAACCGTACCTGATCCATCACTTTCAAACCATGACCAAGTCTTACTAGATGTTCCATATGGAGTATAAGGATCTGAATTTACAATAGCAGTGTTTAATTCTGAAACTAAACCTGCTGTAGTTGTCTCCCAGTAAATATCTAATTTCGACTCCACTGGTTCGTTTTCATATACAGTAAATACTGGTGACATTAAACCAGGCCAAGGAACGTTTGTTACTCTTAAGTCAAATGTACAATCTTGAAGACCACCTCCAGTCACTTTAATATCAGTATAATCTACACCGGCTTGACTACCTATCCAACCAGTACCTTCTCTTGCTATAGATAAAGCATCTACATCACCAGTCAACGTAGTAGCAATTCCATCTATATCCACTAATAAACCAGTTCCATATCCAGCATCTTCTTTCTGTTCTACAGCTAAGTTTTTACTATCTATTCGATAATCATTTCCAGGGTGAGTAATTTGAGTTATTTCAAATTGTTGACCTCCAGCGTATGGACTAGGACCAGTCACTCCTAATTGCCAATTTTCTAAACTTAATTTAGCGATGTAGGGGTTATTTCTATAACCCCAAAATACAGGGGCTGTATCATAAGGTGAATCTACTCCTGGATCCCATAAACCTAATTCTGTACCAGTTCCAATACTATCTACTACATCCTCTGTTTCTTTAGGATACATTTGAGAATTTTGAGCTGTTTGTATTTCTAAAACTGTTACTTTTGCATTCGTTCCACCCCCACTTATATCAACGATATCACCTACTTTATATCCTGTACCTGCAGCATCTATAACAGCTGCTGTAACAGGACCAGCTCCCGCGGTAATATCTACAGTTAAACCACTTCCAGTACCACCTGTTGTGGCTACTCCTGCGGTCGTAGCATATCCTGTTCCTGCAGTACTTACATATATTTTTGTTACAGCAGTAGAAGCAATATCTTGATAATTTAATATTCTAGGATACAATTTAACACTAGCATTAGTCACTATACTACCTGAATCTAAATCTCTTTGTCTATCTCTAGTTTTTAATAATAATTCTCCTTCTTCAGTGTATGGATCGGCGGTAAATAATACACCATCAGTATTTACAAATTGATAATAACTAGGATCTTCTTTTGGACTCGGTCTACCTGTTCTAAAGAATTTTTGATCTGGTCCTACTTGAGTTAAATCTCTAGGAACTTTGTTTATATTATCACTATGCAATGCAAAATGTCCAATCGGTTCTGACACACTAGCTGCTAAAGGATTTTTTGATTCTCCATCTATATAACCATTAAGTAATCCAGGAAAATATATATTATAATACTCTTGTTGCTGTTGCTTAACTACAATTTTATAACTATACCAACCAAGCGGATTATAATTTAAAGTGGTAGGATCTCCATTATATAAACCTGGAGCACCTGTAGTAGATGATTTTGGTGATTGAATAGTAGAATTAAATAGCACTTTCAAACTATCACCATGCCATGTAGTTGCAGCATTACCAGTATCTGAATATGGTATAAAACCTGTTCTAGGAGTAAACAATTTATCCGGAGCAAGACTAGGGAAATAAGAAAAAGCATCTATAGTTCCACTTCCTTCTCCTTTATATGGATGAAAAAATGTTGAACCTTTTGCTGTAGAGGAAGTTGAAGCTGTATCTACACTAGACAATATTACCGCAGATTGTCTTCCGTATCTATCTGATAATACCACTCCCACTTGATAATTTCTATTCTGTTTTAATGTGTGATTAGGGTATTCTTTTCGTAAATATCCACCTTGAGCTTCTGTAAACTTTTCACTTACTTGGGTGTTGTAATTTAAAGTAGTGGGTGGGGTATGTTTATCAATAAAATTACCATATACAACTCTATTAGCTACTATTTCTTGACCTAATGCTCTTACAGGAGCTTGATCTTGTACTCTAATTAAATCTTTTTGTGGAAGTGTTCTCCAAGGTTTTCTAGATTGATAATCATATAAATAAAAAGCAGTGGAAGTAGTACCAAAATCTGTAGTAGTTAAAGTATCTAATACTTTCAACGTGCTTTCATTAGATTGTTTATATACGATATCTATTTCTTTTACTTTTAAATCTGTTTCTAAATCAGTAAAATCAGTTATACCATCAGGAATAGGAATTACTAGTTGAATATCATCAACTTTATTCTCCATAAATTTTACTTCAGTACTTTGATATGCTCTTTGCTCATTATCTGCTATAAAATAACCATCTTGCCTTGGGATAAAACATTCTTGAGTAAATGGAGATATAAGAGAATACTCATTATCATCAAATTTAAATCTATAAGCAAATCTTACGAACTTATCATTAAGGAATTTTTTATCTCCAGGCCAATTGACATCATAGTCTGGATTAGGACGTTGTATATAAACAATATTTCCAACTGCTGTTTGAACTCCAGGACCTGTTACTACAGATACATCTTTAGTAGTTGGTAATCCTCCAAAGCCATTAATAATTGTTTCTACACCTAAGGATGGTATAGTTAATTTATCACCAACATCAATAGTATTACCAGGACCTGTGGAAAATGTAGTATCAAAATTAAAAAAAAGACCACCAGGTCCAGGTGCTATTTCAGCTAACATTGTCACACAGTGAGGAGGTAGATATTCTGATGTAACGTCTTTCATGGTACTAGTAATCGTACCAGTTATATCTTTATATAAATCTATAGGTTTATAAGGATAATATTTTGGTACAGATATATGATCTTCTTCGGTATAATATCCTGTACTACCACCAACTATATAAGGATCAGCTAAAGCTGTTTCTATATTTATTTTTCTAGGTTGATTTCTATTATCAGTCCAAAATAATAAATTGTTTATAAGATTAACTCCATATATTTCATGGGTTTTAGAAAAGTTTAAAAATGTCCCACCTACAAGTAATGTTGCTACGTTTGCTGAAATGTCATACACTCCTATATAACACTCTATTCCTGCTCCATAAGCTGGATTAGATAATCTATCAATGGAAGTATCTACATAATTAGTTAAAAATACGAATATTCTATCACTATTAGGACTCATTAATTTCCCAATAATATCTACTGTACATTGAGCACTTAATCCAAAATCTGTTAAAGACAAATTACCTAATACATTTTCTAATGCACCTACATCATCTCCCTCTGATCGACTTATAGATACATTCCATGCCTCACGATATTCTCCTGGTGGAAGTAATCTTGCATCAAGGTCCCTATTCATTTTGGACTTGATGAAGTTATTTCTAATTTCTGCCATTTAATTAATGTTTAATCCATTTAGATTTACCTCTCATCACTTGTGTAAATTCCTCTGATTTAATATTACTTAATCTTATTTTAGCATTTCTTAAAGCAGCTGCTCTATCTTTCTTAAATCTTCTTATTATATATTCTTGAATACCTCTTCTCGTAGATAAAATAGCATGTGCTATATGCATGTAAATAGCTTCTTCAGCCATTTTAGGTATTCGCATGTCATAATCCACTGATAATCCATCAGATATATATTCTAATATAATTAATCTATCTTTTAAATTACTACTAAATGAAAACTTACCTTCTCTTTCGTCTATAGTAAACCAACCGTTTCTATTAGACGTTTGTGGATCTAATCCATATCTTTTACCATATGCTAATTTATCCCAATTCCAACCATATACATTAGCATTAAAATAACTTAAATCTATATTTCCATTAATTAACCTATCATTAGCAGTATCCCATCTTTCATTTGTTAAGGAGGTTCCTTCTAAATTATCTCCTAAACTATCTTGAGTTGGCACTCCTAATGCGTCTTGTACAGGTACAGTATATGGATTACTAGTTAAAGTAGTAGGGTATATAGGATGTTTAACTCCATAGTCATCTATCCATGATAATTTAACATAGTTAACGTAATCTTGTGGTATTATCACAGATAAACTTGGAGGGATTGTTAATTCTTGAGATTTAATACTTTTTAAAGTATCATAACTAAACTCTTGTAAGCCTCTTTTAGCGTGAAACATTATATCAGTTCGTTTAGCACTTGGTATTAACTTATCTTGTCCTACATAAGCTACTAAAAAGTTATTAACTATATCATCCATTTTGATATACTCATAACTACCATAATTTGCCCATAATGCATCATCTAATAATTGAATAACTCCTATATCCCCATTATCTATAGTAACGGTAGCACCAGCAGCATCAACAATATTTGGTCCTATACTAATACTAGTAGCAGAAATAAATGTATAATTTACTCCACTAACTTGAAGTATATTATTAACTAATACTTTAAAATTTGTATTAGTGCTAGTAGTAGTATCTATTAAAGGAGTATCTGCAGTCCAAATATGTGTTTGTGCAACACCAACACCTGCACTGTGAACATAAGCTTGTTGACCTGCATAATATTGTGCAGCGGTTTCTGTTAATAATGCCATATTCTATTATGTTTTTTCGTTTACTGTGTCTTGCTGTACTAATTGAGCAGCTGTTTGTACGACCTGTGGATCTCTTATTATTACTCCACTATACATAAGTATATTTAAAATAATATTAACCTGTTCAGATCCATCTAGTTCAAACTGTGTAGAACCTGTGGCAGTATATTGGTAAGCGCCATTAGCTAAAGTACTGTAATTCCATACAGGAGATGATGGTTTTTTAATATAAGTTAAAGTAATATCAGCTGCTGTTTGTATAGTGTCTGGATATACATAAACTATAGGATGTAGAGTTAAAGGAATAGCAACCGATTGGTGTTCTCCTTCTTGTATATATACAGGATATTCTAAAGTGGGTTTTGTTAAAGGAGATTTATTAATTAATAAAAAATCATTACGTTGAATTCTTTGTAATTCTTTAATTCCATTATATATAACTGTACCTACTTTATGAACATCTGATGGTCCATAAAAATAGGGAGTAAGAGGAGTAGTTACATTGTCATAAGTAGTTGCTCCAGTAGTTTTAAATATATCTATTTTTTCATCTAAATTTTTTACACGATTAGCATATTCACTATCGTTTTCTGGTACACGTAGTTGCTGATTTAATTCTTCAAAGTACTGTTCAAATATCTCTAATTGTACTTGTGTACCTAATCTATTAAATTCGTCTGGTGTCATATATCCTCTTTGTTCTTTATTAAGGATATATAATACTGTTTTGTAAACTACATCTACATCTACCATTTTAAATATTTTTAAAAAAAAAGGTGGCGGTTAGGCCACCCTTTTATTATCACTTGTTATTTAAGTTTTTTCTCTATTGATCTATAAACTTCCATACCTTCATCAGTCTTAAACCATGAAGCTATAGCTGAGAATGGATTTTCATCAAATGGGATATTCATAAGTTTTCTTTTATTACTACCCCACATAACAGTTCTTTGATCACCAGAAACGTCTATTATTCCAGCTTCTGATGCTTTTATTGCAAAATTTCTCAATCCTACATTTTCATCATTTGCTAAAGCCATAAACATTTTAGGTTGTTTCTTAGCCATTACTAATATATCTCTCTTAATTTCTTTAGAATTCATATCTGATACTTTAGATCCGTTTTCAACTCTTAAAATAGCTTCTGCTTGATCAATTTCCATTGCTCTTGCTGCGGTCATAGCATCTAATTCTAAATTTAAATTCTCATATTCGTTAGTTGCTTCTAAAATACGATCAAATTCTTCAAAAATTACTCCTTTATGTGGATGATGAGCTAAAAATTCTTGGAGATTTCTTTTTTCTTTCGGAACCATTAAATGTCCACCTTCAAAAATAATATGTTTCAAAGTTGATTGCCCTTGTTGCTCATCAACAAATATACTTTTTTGATTAGTTGCATATCTAAGTTCACGTTCATATCCTTTTTCTGAATCAAACCATACACAAGGATATCGTCTACTATGTTTAGACATAATAGTATAAGTTAAAGGAGTTTTATCTCCTACTAAATAATAGTTTCTATCTTTATACTCCCAAGTATCTTGTTTTACTTCGGGTTTTTTCTTTTTTTCTTTTATTTCTTCCATGATATAATATAATATAATAATTTAAAAAAGACCCCACCGAAGTGGGATCTTATATTAGTTGTTAACTGTAATCTATGATATTCTAAGACCAGTAATTGTATAAAGTCCTGCAACAGCACCACTTGCAATATTTACATCTTTAAATTGAGGATAATGATGTGGATCTGCTTTACCAGCTTCTAAAACTGAGTTTAAAGTGTCAATCACATCTTGGGGCATAGAAGCACCCATGTCACCATCAAATTGAATTTGTAAAGTTGTAAGCGCACCACCAGCTGGATCTTGAATAGCAAGATCAAACGACGATAACGAATTACTATCTGAATAACCAGATATAGCTATAGGGACATCAACATCCGCTATAATATTACCAGTTTGTACTGTACCAGATAATTCTGATGTACTTGTGTTTGGATTTATGATTTTTATAAGCATAATTTCTCTATTTTAAAATGTTAATAATTATTAAGCTCCTTGGAATAACACGAAGTTATTAGCAGCTTGAGTTACTAAACATCTCTCAGACAAGAAATTAACTCTCATAGTATCAAGATCAGAAGTGTAAGCACCTCCAACAGAACCAGTGATCCAAGATTTAAATCTTCTATCCTCTGTTTCTGAAGCTCGATATCTAACGTGTAAGAATGGTCTACGGATATTTGATCCTAACATTTGATCGTATACTGTTGAAGTTCCAGCAGGAACTAATACACCATCAATTGCAGAAGACATACCTCTAGTAGTTGCATCATTAAGATATTTCCAGTCAGTTTTGTAGAAGTCATAAGAACCTCTTCTAAATCCTGAAAATCCAAAATTCAACGCCATTTCAGCTTCATTTTCAAATAATCCATAAGAAGCAGCAGCTGAAGAAGCATAGTTACCATTCATAGCAGCTATCATATCATCAAAATCAAGAGCAGTTTGTCTTGATAAAAATAACATATTTTCTTCTATTGCACCTTGCTTGTCTAATTGATTAAGAATTACATCAAAATCTCCCATTGCACCAGAACCTGGAGCAGCAGCACCAGCAAAACCAGAATATACATTTCCTCTTGCTTCTAAAGCTGCAAAAAGACCTTGCGTACCTAAAATTGCTTGATTAGCTACAGTAGCTGGTGGGAAAGTAGCGATTGGGAAATTAGCTGCATTAGCATTAATTTCACCTTCAACCATTGACATTTCCATATAATCTTCAAATCTCAATCTTGTTTCAGATTCAGCTTTTAGATACCATAGATATCCTGATGTTCCATCTTCAGTTGCAACTTCTATCCAACCAATTTGAGCAGCATCAGAACCACTTAATTCATAATTATCTTTTAAAATAATTGGATTGTTAGAATAAGTAGTTAAACCTGGTTCAATAGCCCCTTCCATTCCGTTACTTCCTTTAGGAAATTCTGAACCATATACATATATACTACATGTACCAGCTGTTAGAGCTGCTGCTAAAGCTGCTCCTGTATAAGCGTGACATTCTATAGTATAACCATCAGTACCAGCATCTAATCTATTAGTGACTAAAGCTTTTAATGTAGTTAATCCAGTTGCGTTATCCGAAATTAGAATAGTATTACCATCTCTTATTGCTGAAGTAGGTTCTGCAGCTCCTGGAGTGATTGTTACTCTAAAGTCTGGAAAAACGTGACCACCTGCAGCTACAGCACAATTAGCATAAGCAACATGTAATCTATTTTGTTCCGACCAAATTACTTGATCAGATGTCATAGGCATTTCAGCCCCGACCATTTTTAAAAATCCAGATAAGGTCCTATTACCATATCTTTCTACCTCTTGCTCATAAAGCTCAGGTAGGTATTGTTGTGTCCAAGTCGAAAAAGCTGCATCATGAAAATCAATATAATTTCCTTGAACTGCAACTTGAGTCGGCATTGGAGTAATTGATGCGGGAAAAGCCGCATTTGCTACAAACGCCATAATTTATCGTTTTAAGTTTTATTTATTTCGTGTTTTAATTTTTAACTTAGAACTATTTGCTCCACTAACTGCTTTTACTCTTAATCCATTAATAAACACATCTCCACCACTATTTGGTCTTGGATCGTTATTTATATTTTTAGATTTTGCCATCATATTTTTTACAGCGTCGGCTTTGCCTTGCTCGTAAAAATGATTAGCTATAGTATCAGCATTTCTCGCAGCGTAAATCGCTTTGTGATAACCCTTATAGTCTTTAACATTACCTTTTTCATCTAAGAACTTCTTAACAAAGTTTGTTAAATTAGATTGGCTTTCTGCAACATCATTAGGATTGTTTACTTTATACCTAAAAGTCTTCTCACCAACATCAAAATTGAAACCTTCAAATTCATTAGCGAAATAATCTTTTGTTGTATTTTTAAACGTATCATGTTGTTGCTTGACAGCGGTTTGTTCTTTGTTATATCTATTGAAAAAATCCATAGCTTTTTGTTGTTCTTGAGTTACTCCGGGTCTCAACTTGATTTCCTCGTAGTATTTACCCTTTAGATCGTCTAAAAAGTTTTTGGCTTTCGCAATTTCTTCTTTATAAGCTAACTTTTTCTTCCTTATAGTTCGCTCATCGTCCATGTCTTCATCCCATGAGAAAGTATCTTCTAAAATAAAGTCTACTTCTTCATTGTCTAAATGTGGTCTAATATTTTTATAATATTCTCTCAGTAAAATACTTTCATCTACATTAGAATAATCTTTACTTAACCTTACAAAATCTTCTAAATTTCCTCCTGTATCTTCCATAAAGTCTAACAACTTATGTACACTTTCAGGAATAGAATTTTCTTGATCATTTACTGGAGTGTTTGTACTAGGTTGTTCTAGTATAGGTTTATCTTCTTTTACCTCTTCTTTTGTAACTTCTTCTAGTACTACTTCTTCTTTTTCTTTATTCTCCACGGAAGTGGTTTGTTCTTCGGAGTGTGTTCCTCCCACTTCTTGCAGTTCCACTTTGGTTTCTTCCCTTGTTTCCTTGCTCTCTCCGCTAGTCGGTGACACATCTTCCTTTGTTGTTTGCTTAAGAACGGCATTTTCTTCTTCTTTTTTAGACTCTGGTTTTTTACTTAAATCTATTTTTGTTGTTGATCTTTTTTTAGTAGTGAGTTTCTTGGGTTTTTTCTTTTTAACTTTAAACTCTCCTTGTTCTAAAGTTCCATCTGGAGCTTCTTTAATTTCTTCTTTTACTTCTGACATAATATAATATAATAATTAATAAATAGTTATCTTGGTGCGAATTGTTCTAATCCAAATCCACCTAAATTATCATTACCTTGTGATTCAAAATCCGTAGGTAATAAATCGTTTTTTCTTTGGTCTATCATTTTACTTTGTTGCGTTGCCTGCATTTTAGTACGGTTATCTTTTCTATCTTCTATTTCTTTTTCTTTTTGGGTTATCGAATCTACTTTTACTCGAGCTAATTGCATGTTGTAATCAAACTCTTGTTGCATTAATTCTTTTTTAATTTCTGCTTCAGTTTGCATACGTTGAATCTCAAATTGAGATTTTCCTTGTTCAATTTGAAGTTGACTTTCTGCTAATGCTTGTTGTTTTTGTAGTTCAGCCAATGCAGCTTTTTCAGCTGCTTCAGCGTTTGCTTGTGCTTGAGCTTGAATATTTGCTTGTTGCATTTCTTGCTCTTTAGCTTGCTTCTGTCTACGTCTTTTCTTTAGAAGTTCATTAGCTAATTTAAGATTATTAATATTTCTTATATCTATAGCATCTTCTAAATCTATACCACCTGTTTTTAAAGCTATTTGAATGTTTTGTTCTAATTCAGCTTTTTCTTCTTCTTCTGGTTCTAAGTCTAAGAATATCCCAAAGTCATGAATATTTAATTTAGATAATTCATCTAATGTTTGTACATTGTAATTAGTAATACTATTTTGTAATGCAATTCTTGTTAAAGGAAACATTAAAGAATCTCCCACTCGCAAAGAGATATTCTCACAAGTTTTTAATGTTAAATATAAACTTGCTTGCAATATATGGCGTGTAGCTACATTAGATTGTGCTGCTGCTAATTTTTGCAATCCTACTAATGCATCTTTATCTGGATTACTACCATCTCTAGCTTCATTTAATCCGGTTACGTCTCTTATCATTTGTAAATAATACTGATAAGTTTGAATAAGAGATTGTATTTTAGCCATTCCATTAGAACTATTAAGTTCTTGAATGGGGACTTTTCCTCTATTAGGATCTCCATCTTGAGTTAAACTTCTACCAACAATACTACCAGTTTGAAAATACATGTTCAAAGCTTCAGCTGGATTATAATTAGTACCATTACCTAAATCCACTTCTGCTAACCCATCCATGTCTAAATACACTCCATCAGGTACCATACGTGATAACACTTGCTGTAACTTTAGATGGGTTAATTGAATCATATCTGCAAATCCAGTAATTCTACTTACTAAAGATTCTATACGTCCTCTATATAATCGAGGAGCACAAATATTATAATTCATATTAACTTTAACTGTATCCGCTTCTGGTCTAGTCATATGCTCTGATAAACCCCAACTTAACATAGTAGGATAACCTAGTATTTTAGCTCCTGAATATAGAACTTCAATAGATCTAAAAGCTTTTTTAAAGTTATCAGTTTCTGGAGGATTAAAAGTATCTTCTTTTAAAATCGCTTTTTCTAAACCAACATTAGTTTCTTTTATTTTAAATACTTGATTAGCATAAGTTTTCCATTCAAAATATAAAACTTGTACACTATTTTCATCATATCTACCATTCCAATTTCTTTCATATGCTGTATTCCCTTTAAACTTTTCCATTTCTTCAACTTCAGCTTGAGTTAAATGAGGGAATTGCTTTTTAAGTTCTGGAATACTTACATTTTTTACTTCGCCAACGTACCATAAATCTTGGAAATTAGGATCATCTGTATAAGACCAAACTAAATTAGCTGGATTCACATAATCAACAGTAATACCTTCTGATCTATTAAAGTTAGTTTTAACAGCTCCTATACCTAATACAGTTAAATCATAATTTAATCTTTTCCTAAGTAAATGGTATTTATTTTTATCTAATACTTGATCAATAAGTTCTTCTTCAGCTAATTCAATTGATTGTTTATAATTTAACTGCATGTGAATACCTATCTCATCAATCGTTTCTGGAGTATTCTCATTTTTTTCACCTTTAGATATATCTATTCCAAAAGCTTCTTGAACTGCTAATTGATATTGTTGTTGTTGAATATCATCTATAATGTTTTGAGCATATTTAGTTCTCTTTTGCATTGACTCAGGATCTTGAGCAAAAGTTTTTACTTCATAACTACGTTGAGATATTCCATTAACTACTATATCTACAAATTTAGATATAATAGGTACGGGTTTCCAATCTAAATTAAGATATGACAAATCTCCATTAATGGATAATTCATCTTTATATTTTTGAATTGATTGTTCACCTCTCGCATATAATCTTAGATTGTGAAAATTATTATAGTTAGTTGTGAATCTATATCCTGCGCCTTGATTATTTCTAAACCATTCTCCTTCTATTGCTCTACCTACTGAATAACCATAATCTAAAGTTGCTTTTTCTGCATCAGGTACCACCTGATCGGGAAATGTGCCATTTGGGCTAGTGTAAATTTGCATTAACGTATTATTTTAGAAATTTCACCTTCATTATTATATTTTTTAAATCCTAAATCCATAGTTTTCATTGTTCTTTTTGGAATAGGTCTATACCTATTTTTATTACAAGCCATTAAAGCTAAACCTGAGCTTATAGTTGCATCATGTTTAGTTCTATTATTTATATTAAATTTACTCCAATCTTCTAAAGTTCTTTGAAAATACATATCTCCATAAGTTTCTTTTAATCTTCCTACATAGTTTTCAATATAAGATTCAATAGCAGCCGCGTGAGCTTGTTTTATATCTTCACTTGAATTAGGTATTCCTCCTACTTCTTTTTCTGTAATAGAAAGTTTGTTCCATACTCGATCTGGTCTATTCATGCTAAATCCTCTATAACCTCTTCGCTTCAAATAATACAATAATCTTGGTTTATTATTCTCACATAACAAAGGCATTCCATAAAATACTAAAGCCATTAAAACTTCTTCAAAAAACGTTTCTGCGGTTTGTGGTCTAGCTATATATTCTAAAAAGAAATGATTAGGTGGTGCATCTTCCATGCTAAACTTAGTTAATCCATGAAGCGATCCATTCGATCCTTTACCATCAACAGTACCACTAATATCATAACTGTCGCAACCAAATGCTCCAACGTGATCGTTGCCAGGATATTTAATTCCATTTTTCAGAATTATATTATTTTGGATTTCTTTATCAGGTACCCAGCTTATTTTAAATCTACCGTTAGGATTAGGATAAAATTCTACTTTAGTGTCTTTTAATCCGTTACACCATTGAAAACTCCCTGTAGTTATAGTTGCTTTATTATTTAATTCTTCATTATAATCTATTTGTTCATAGAGTTTAACTAAATTAAATAATGATTCCTTTGTTTCATCTCTAAAAGCATGTTTCTCAGTACGAGGAAATTGCCTATAAAATTCGTTTAACCCGTCTTGATCTTGTTTTAACCCCTCGGCTTCGTTATCCCAGTGCTCGATAACTCCGATGTCAATAGGAAATCCATCAATACCTCGGACTGGCTTTGTTGGAGTGTCGAACACAGGTATGCCATGAGTATCGAGGTATCCCTCGTAGGACCATTCCATAGGTATGAATAAAGAATACAATCCCGAACTTGTTTGTCCATTTCTATTTCTTTGTGTGACGTTTGATGCATCATATAATTTCTTAAAATTAGCTCCTCCTTTATCTAAAGCATTACTTGTAGATCCCATCATGCATTTCCCAACTATTCTACTACCTAGTCTTAATGTGGTTTTTGTAACTCTCCAGTTGTTTAATATATTATCTGGTCTCTCCCACTTACCACTTTCATCATGAGCTAAGATTTTTAACTTTTCCCCATCATAACTATTGTCCCCTGTGTTTTTCCAATCTATTGTTGTATCTAATCCTTCTAGTTCTGGAAGTTGTTCATTAGCTTCCAATTTTCTACGTGTGAATTTAGATGCCGGGACTCTGTATGCCAGTTCGGTTTTAGGACGATCCATACCATCCTGGATTGGTTTAAAGAAGAATGGATAATTAACCGAGATTGGTACAACTTTATCTGTGAACATTTTTTTAGCATCAGCTCCAGTCTTTGATAAAATCCCGTATCTGCTATCTGAGGATATGGTTGCTTGATTAACAAGTTCTGATGATGCCATGAAGGAAAATCCAGACCGTCTGTTTTTAAGGTAGCATATTCCATAACA